AGATGAACAAAAAGCAGTACTTAACCACATTAATGACTTACAGAATAAGATGAACTCAATGCAGTTTAACTTAGACCAGTTAAGTGTGGGTAAAGATGCGTTCATAGCAAAACTTCGAGAAGGACTTGAGCCTAAAGATGAGGACTCAGAAGAGTAAATTATGCTTATTAGGAAGAGTAGTCAAGGTCACGACATTCAAGTTTATCGAAATACAACTCCAAGTGCTGAACGTAAAAAAACATACGCAGATGGCACAGTTGAGACTTTGACTTACCCTTCTTCACGCTATGATTATTTCGTAGTGGTTGAAGGCAAGATAGTAAAGCGTTCTGATAGTTGGAAAACAATTGAAGAAGAATATGTTGAACAATGCGCTAAAAAAGATGATAAAGGTCATGGCAGAATGATTATTGGCAAACATAAATTAGAAAACTGCGTAATTAAAGAATTATGAAAAACCCTTTAGCAACATTTTACGGATGGCAAGTTAACTCAGGTGCGTTAGATGGGTGGACAAGTTATCACATTGCAGCAGGGGCATTTCTTTGTAAGGTGTTTCAATGGCTCAAATTTAGTGATTTATGGTGCGTTCTTCTTGTTTTGATAGTAGGTATAGCTTGGGAAGTTTTTGAATGGATAATCGAAGATTGGAGAGTTTACGGAACAAAAAAGAAATGGGCGATAAATACCGCATCTGACTTATTTGTTGAGACCGCAATGGCTTGGTGGATGGTTTTATGAATGAAGATTTTAAAGACTATCTAATTATAATAGCATTTTTAGTATTTGTGCTTGGTGGTTTAGTTTTCTTCGGTAGTTGCGATAGTGGTTGGAGTGTAGTTGGTTATGAGGTATGAGTGATGGCAAACCTAAAACGGCAAGGAGCTATCGTGGAGCTTTGGTCAGTGACAACGCTATTGTCAGTATTAATCTTAAGTGGCTTGGCCAGATGCTTATACTTGTCGCTGGACTTGTTTATTCGTACACAGAAATTACACAGTCAATTGCAGATAATGAGCGTAGGGTTATTGACCTTGAAGAGCGAGTTGATGAACTCAAGTCAATTCATAATGCTGAAATAGAAGAAATACAAAAGTGGTACAAATTAAACATTTTTGGAAAAGACAAAAGAAGAAAATGAACCCATTGGAATGGTGGAAAGAGGATTTGTGGGTAGAACTAGATGATATTGAGCATAGTTACTTTATTAATAAAGAGTTGCGGAGAGTACGATGAACAAGAAGCGTTTTTGTTGTATGATATGTAATGAGTGGTGCTTAAAACCTTACAATGGACTATGTAAGGAATGTCAAAAAAAAGAAATAACTGGATATAGAGGTAAAGAAGAATGACTGAGTTAGCGGAATTATATTTGCAATTAGGCAGCGCAGGTTTTATTGCGTTGCTGTTTGGATTTATGATATATAATCTTATACAAGAAAACAAAGACCAAAGCGAAGATTTAGAAGAGATAAAACAAAGTATTCATAAAATGGAAAATGTTTTAGACCAATCGATGCAAGTAAATATTAAATTAATTGATAGATTAAATAAATCTGATGAAAAAAGAGAAGAATTTTGGAGGCAATTATCTGATGACTTAGCCTATTTAAAAGGCAGGATTAACGGAAACGCAAAATGAAGTTGAATACTAATATATCAATAGAAAACATTATTACAATTGTAGCTATTATTTGCTCTATAACGCTTGCTTTTGGTTTTATGCAATACGACATAGACCTATTAAAAGAAGAGCTTGATTTAAAGGCAAATAAGCGCGAAATAATAGCAGACAGAGAATTGGTTGCTTATAAACTTGATATAATAATGCAAGATATTGCAGAAATAAAAGAAACACTAAAAGAGAGGAAATAAAATGGATTGGATGAATTGGGAAAACTTTGCCTATTTAATGGTAATTATATTGGGCGCATTGGGTACAATGGTTGCGACTAAATATAGAATGGTCGTTAAAGAGTTAAAGGAAGTTGCTAAGAAATATTCAGATGCTAAAAAAGATGGTAAGGTGACAAAAGAAGAACAACAAGCCATAGCAAAAGAATGCATGGATGTTATGATGGCAGTTGTTAAAATGGTTTGGAAGTTTTAGAATGCCCAGACTTGGTAAAAGAAGTATGAAAAGACTTGAGGGTGTTGACCCAAGACTCGTAAGCGTATTACAAAAAGTAGTTAAGTATTACGATATTACAGTTATAGAAGGGATGCGTTCCCAAGAAAGACAAGATGAATTATTGGCGAAAGGAAAGTCTAAAGTCAAGTTTGGGAAACATTGTGAGGGGCTAGCGGTTGACATTGCTCCATATAACTATAAGACACGCAAAATAGATTGGGAGAATCGTGATGACTGGCACTATTTAGGTGGATTTGTTCTAGGTGTGTCGGCAATGATGGGTGTAAATGTTCGTTGGGGTGGTGATTGGTCATCGCCTAGCCTTGATAAAAATGTTATGATGGGTAAAGAAGTTCGAACTACATCTGATAATTCATTCGATGATTTATTGCATTTTGAGATAAAAGAATAATGCCAAAGCAACCTAATGGTTTAACTAAAAAAGCACCAAAAGATGATAAGGGAAATTCTCTTGGGTGTCCTTTTTGTGATAATGACGATATTTGCAAGAACGGATTTAGGACATACAAAGGGCAAAATAAAAAACGACAAAGATATTATTGTTTTAAGTGCGATAGGAATACTTTAAAACCTAGAATTACAGAATATAGTGAATTTGTAGTTCAAGATATCCCAGTAGAAGAGATGTCTATTGAAGATATTATAAAATATAGGAATAAAAAATATGCTAGAAAATATAATGCCTATAAAAAAAGTCAATTAATTGATATTGCAATAAATGTTAGAGGCATTATCGGAATATGTCACTTTGGAGACCCTCATGTTGATGACGATGGAACAAATCTCGCGGAGATATATGCTCTATGCGACTTAATAAGAGAAACAGAAGGATTGTTCGCAGGTAATTTAGGAGATGTACAAAATAATTGGATTGGAAGATTACAAGCATTGTATGGGCAACAATCAACAACTGCAAAAGAATCTTGGATGATTACCGAGCATTTCTTAAATAGTGTGGATTGGGTATATTTGATAGCAGGCAATCATGATGTTTGGAGTGGGGATGGAGACCCTTTAGAATTTATTATGCGCGATAAAAAAACGCTATATAAACAACACGGAGCAAGAATGAATCTTAGATTTCCTAATGGCAAAAATGTTAGAGTGTCAGCTAGGCATCAATTTAAGGGGAATAGTATGTGGAATACTGCTCACTCAATTAGTAAAGCGGTGCAAATGGGTTGGAGAGACCATATCTTAACCGCAGGTCACACTCATGTTAGTGGTTATCAAGTTCTTAAAGACCCCTCTAATGGATTAATTAGTCACGCGCTTCAAGTAGCCTCATTTAAAAATATGGATGAGTACGCCACTAGATTAGGGTTAGATGATAAAAATATATTTAATGCGCCAGTTACAATTATTGACCCTAAATATGATGACGATGATAATAGATTGATTACTACATTTTTTAACCCATATGAAGGCGCAGATTATTTAAAATTTAAACGCAAGGCAAAATCATGAGTACATACGAATCTACCTATTGTAATATTACTACAGACTTATTATTTGTAGAGCCAAATATAGGACAATACGATGGAAAAAGAGTTTTAGCTAGTAATTGGGTAGCTAGTGGAACAACTCATTTATTCTACTTATATAATAGTGGTGATGTAAGTGGTCAATTATATTTAGATGGGCAAGAAATGACCGCAGTAACAGATGAACCTAACGCTAATAATGAATATCGCTACACCGCATCAACTGATTTATTAGAGCTATATCAAAGTGGTGGAAGTGCTAATACGCTAAACTCTAGTATGATTGAAAGCTCTAGCGATTGGGCAACATTAAAAACCGATGCAGTAAAAAGAGCAAGTGATTTTATTCGTGGATATTTACCATTCCCGATTTATCCAAACAAAGGAATCGGAACGCAAGATGTATCTGCTTCGGATTTTCCAGAAATCATTGTAAGAAGTTGCGCAATTTTAACTTGTGAATCTTTGATTAGACCTTACGATGTAGAAAAAGCAGACCAAATATTAAGCCAAGTAATAAATGAGCAAGGCACAGGCTACTTAGATATGCTAAGAACTGGCGAAATACATTTGTATAGCTCAGAATCTGAATATAAAAAGCGAGGTGTTCTAAGGACAATTAGTCAACACACTAATTCAACTGGTGGAATCGTAGATGTTAGGGGAACTCCGTCTTGTCGTTGGGATAAAATAAAAATTATTATTAGCGCAGGCGGTACAATAACAGAAGGCAGTGCAAATACAAGCGTTAAATATGATACTTACGTAGGTGGACAAACAGGTTTAAAAACAGAGAGAGTAATTGAAAGCGAAATCATAGATTGTATGTGGCAAAATATTGGGCAGTCTATGTATGTTAGATTTTCCGCAGGGCTATACACGACATCTGATGAGTTTGAATTAGAGGTAAGTGGCGTATTAGACCAGAGTTTTTCCCCAATCAAAAGAGTTCAAATGACTAGAAGATAATGCCAACAGATTTTACAAACATATTATTCACTAAAATTATTGAGCCATTAACTAGTTTAATTAATTCAGAATTTAGCACTCCAATCCATTACGATGAGCATCGTTCTAATTCTAGCTTTTTAATTACACCCCAATCAGATTCTTTAGTGACTCAATTATCTTATGGAACTCAAAGAGAGTATGAAATTGAAATAAATTATCAAGTAAAATTTGGCGGTAATTATAATAAAAACAGTATTAAGCAAGTAAGTGGAATAATGGAGAGATTAAAAAGATTAATTAATAATAATTCTACATCAAGTAATGGTGCGGAATTTTTTGATGCTAATATTTCTAGCATTGAATACGAACAAGATGAAGATGACAAATCTTTATTGAGGGGTATAGCAATTTTTAACTGTCAAAATATAGAGGTCTTATGATAAAAATAAAAGCAAGACAAAACAAATTTCACAGAATAAACCCTAATGGCGTTTTATGTGATAAGGCATCCTTAGAAAAACTTCAAGATGGTAAATCCATTGAAGTGTCTGAAGATGTTGCAAATGAACTTCTTTCAATGGGGTTCGTTAAAAAAGAAAGTAAAACCAAAAAGAAAAAGGAGCTAAATAATGGCTGATACAAGAGTAGTTCCCGCAAGTAGTGTCAAGTATGGCTTAAAAGCTGAGACTGGCTCTGCTTTCGGAGTAGGTTTAGATACAAGTGGTAATGATGGAACTGCGTATTTAACGCAACCTGTCGTTCAAGTTGAAAAACCAACATTTAATATTTTAAGAGAATCAAGATTGCTAAGTGGTAGAGGAAGCGTAAAAAATGCTGCCGATACTATTGTAAATACAAGGGGTGGAACAGTTACAATGCCTTTTGAAATGTTAGCAACGCCAAGAACATTAGCGCAACACGTGCTATTAGTTGGTCAAGAAAGTGGAACATCGGGTTCAACATTGCACGAAATGGAAATTGATGGTTCTAGTAACGCCACATCTATGGGCGGAGCAATTAGTTCAGGTATTCCTCACAGTTGCAATCTTGCTTATTACCCTGCAGCTGGTGAAGGCATAAAAGTCTGTGGTGTCATTTGTTCTGACCTCGCAATTTCGGGTGATGTGGGTGCAAATAATGGTTTGGTGTCAATAAGTGGAAACTATTTTAGTGGTTTTTCTACTAAAGATATTGCAACATCAACTTGCTTAGAGCAAACATTTGATGGCACTTGGGTAGCTGCAGAAACTCAATATTATAATGTAATGGATGCTGATGTAAGAACATTAGATGTTGAGGGAAATGCAACTCAAACATTTATAATGAAATCATTTTCTTTTAATATCGCAAATGGTGTTAATAGAGTTGGTTTTGATACGAATGGAAATGCTGAATTATATGCTTTGCCTGAATACGTTATAACTGGAAGTCTTTCAATTAAATGGGATGACGAATTTGATTATGGCGCAGGAAATAATGTTATTCAAGATTTTCTTGATGGTGATACTTTAAGCCTTGCAATCTCAATTGGAGATGGAACTGTAAGTGCAGAAGGTGAAATGAACATTCTTGCTGAAATACAATACACAGGTGACCCAGGACAAGATTTAAGTGAGAGTGGTATTTTTCACACACTTGAATTTGAATGTGTTCAAAATGGAAGCACAGAGGCGTTTAAAATAACATCATTTAAGAATGAAGCAGTAACTACTTGGTAAAATAAAAGGGAGGATAGTAATGATAGTTGATACAAAATATGGTCAATTTGAATGTAAGGACATAACTAGAAAACAACGTAGAGATTATTACCGAAAGGTAAAAGAAATCTATAAAAGTGAGGATTTGGAAAAAATGCACGATTTAGCAGACGAATTTGCAATTATCGCATTTGGAACAGAAGAAAAAGCCGAGAAAAAATTAGGCGTTTTAACCGCACTTGAAGAAGATGAAGTTTTGATGAGTATTATAAATAGTTATATGGGAGTGAAAGACCCTTTAAACAATGGCGGTTGAGAACTGCACTTTGGTTTTCTGTTTTTGGAACGCCAAATAACGACTTATTCCTCCCATATGTCGCTCAATCGCCAACTCTTTTTAAAAAAATAGAGTACAAAACTAGTGAGGATGTTGATGACGAAATCCAAAGGATTTTATCAGAAAAAAATATTCATAAATTTGGAATTGGGAAAAGTCTTTTTTTCCAAATGCCTTTTTTTTGTAATCCCTCAGAATATATATCGGATTGGTGTTGGGCGATGATTGAAGATTATCATTTAGTTAAGGAATATAATATTCCATTAGCTTCAAATTTAGATGATTTGAATGTCTTTCAATCTGATTGTTTCTTAGCTTTAGAAAGCGAATTACAAAGCATTAAAGAATACAAATTAAAAGAAAATGGTAAATAGATATGGCGGTTAAAAATGTAGTTTTAAAAGTAAGTGCAAAGGGAGTAAAAGGCACAGTAAAAGGATTAAAATCTTTATCTGGTGGACTAACTAATATTGCTAAAAAAGCTGCGATTGTTAGCGGTGGATTTGCAATATTATCTACAAAATTAGCAGGCGATTTTCAAAAAGGGTTAATGGAAGTAACGACCTTGATGAAAGGCTCTACAGAAACCACCCTAAAAAACTTAGGAAAAGAATTAACAAACGTAGCTAACGCATCAGGTCTTGCCTTAGATTCTTTAACAAAAGCTAAATATGATATTGTCTCGGCTGGTTTTAGTGGGGCTGCAGAAAGTGCTATTATTTTAGAACAAGCATCACAATTAGCGGTTGCTGGTGTGACTTCTGCTGCAGGGGCTGCCGATATTTTAACATCAGCCTTAAATGCTTTTGGCTCGGAAGCAGATAAAGCGCAAGAAGTTAGTGACACTTTATTTACTACAATGCAATTAGGAAAAACCACTATAACCGAATTAGGTGCTAGTATTGGGCAAGTGTTGCCATTTGCAAAATCTTTTAATCTTAGCCTTAAAGCCGTTGGTGCTTCAATGGCTACATTAACCGCATCAGGTATAAATACTGCAGAATCAAGTACCGCTTTAAAAAATGCTATTGTTGCTTTAGAAACTCCTAGCGACTCTTCAAGAAAAGTAATGAACGAGCTAGGAATAGAAGTTAAAAGACTTGATGATGGCACAGTTGATTTGGTTGGTACATTAAAGCAATTTGAAGGGGTTGACCCTCAAGTTATAAAAAAAATAATTCCAAGTATTCAAGCTCAATTAGGAGTTAAAACCTTAGTAAATAATATAGGTGACTTAGAAACAAACTTGCTAGCTTTTGAAGAAAGTACTGGTTCTACTCAAGGCGGTTTTGAAAAAATGATTGAGGCATTTAATATACAAATGTCAATTTTAAAAAACAATTTTCAAACTGTTTTTATAGAAATAGGAAATGTAATTATTGAGAGGATTCAACCCCATATAAATACATTAAATAAGGAGTTCAAAAAGCTCAATGAAATTGGTTTTGATAATTTAGCCAAAGCATTAGCAGACCAATTACCACTCCTTTTAGAAAACGTATCAAAAGCATTTCAAATAGCTATGATAAATATTGGGGGTCAAATAGATGTTTTAGGGTTGAAATTTACTAATTTGATTACGCCTTTTGATGATATGAGTGAAGAGATAAAAGAACTTCAAGCAATAAATGAGTCAACATTTAGAATGAGCATAGACACTATTGGGTTAATGTTTACTAATATGTATACAGGGGTAATAGCTTCAGCAGAAGAAGCAAAATTAAAACAAGATGAGTTAGCTAAATCAGTAGAGGATACTGGAACAGAATCTGTTAAAGCGACTAGAGAAATACCTAAAATACTTGGCTTAAGGAAAAGCGAATTAGATTTAGGAATAGAAGTAGAAAGAGTTGCTTCAAATGGTATTGTAACTAATAATGAATTATTAAGATTAAAACAAGAACAACTTCAAGCAGAATTAAAAGGTGCAATTTTATCAGGGCAAACCGCTAAACAAGCAATGAAATCAGTTGTTAGGGCTAAAACAATGGAAGCAGTTGTTGCTCTTACTGCTAGTATTTTTAAAGCTGTTCCCTATCCCCTTAATTTAGTATTAGGAGCAGGAGCTGCAACGGCAGCAGGTGGTATAATTGATGAGCAATTGGCAAAATTTGCTGATGGTGGTATTGTTCAAGGAACTGGAACTGGTGATACTGTGCCTGCTATGTTAACTCCAGGCGAGTTAATTCTGAACAAAGCGCAACAAGACAATTTATCTGGCGGTATGGGCGGTATTACAATAAACATAGGTGGTAACATCATTGGCGAAGAATCTTTTGTTAGAGACACCTTAATACCCGAAATAGAAAGAGCTAGGACACTTGCATGAGTTTAAGCCCATCAGATAATTATTCAGGCGCATCTTATTTAGGGAATATAAAAGAAAATTGGTTATTTCAATTATTTAATCAAGATTCATATTTATCACTTGATGGAACAGATGATGCGATAGATTTAGGGGCAACAACTTCAGCTTCACCCCTTTCAATTACTAGCACAGGAGACTCAGGAACAGGGGTAAGTTTATGCGGTTGGGTTAATTTTCCTGTTTTAGGTACTTCGCAATTTATTTTTACAAACAATACTCAAGATGCTAATTGGGCAGGGATTAATGTTTTTAAAACATCAGCAAACAAACTTACTATTCTTTGGGGAGATGGAAGCGAAGATGATTCAGATGATTATGAGCGGATTCAAGTAAAGACGGCAACATTTTCTGCTAACACTTGGACATTTTTCGCAATAGTAACAAATTTTTCAACTAGCGTAAACGATTCAACTATTTATCTTGGAACTGGTAGCACATTGACCGCTTATACTGGTGGGAGCGGATTAAGTTCACATGGTTCAGGAAACAACACAACCCCAACTTATGGAAGCGGAAATGCTCATATTGGCAAATCAATTTTAGGAGATGATAGTTATGGTCAATTTAAAATAAAAAATCTTGGTATTTATGCATCTCAATTAGATAGCGCAAATGTCACCGCATTATTTAATGGCGGTAATTTTTTATCATTTGAAGAAAATACTGGAAATTATGATGAGGCATCAAATCTAAAAGGTTATTGGGAGTTCAACAATGGAGAAAATTTCGCTCAAGACTTATCAGGCAATGTCGCAACTGGGACGATTACTGGTGCTAAATATGAAGGGTTCTTGCCTTTAGCTTTAAGAGATACGACAGTTGATAATATTTTTTATCATGGGGTTGTTAGCTCAATGCCAAGTGTTAGGAATAGCATAGATGTATTAAAGTCAACTTCTAAAACTGGCAATATGTCATTAAGTTTAATTAACGCTAAATATAAAGGGAGTGATTTATCTACTGAATTATTTTTAGGTTCAAATTATTATTATAATAGAACTGTAAAAGCGTATTCTCAATTAAGCGAAATAAGCAATATTGATGATTGCTTACAATTATATCATGGTAGATTGACAAATATAAACCATGATGATTCTAGCATTTCATTAAGTCTTGTTCAAAAATCTCCGTGGGATAATAAAGTAATTCCAACAGTTAAATCAACAAGAGGTAATTATTTTCCTATTGTTTATGGTAATTACACAAAAAACGCTAGCACGCATGGCTCAACTTCTTATGTTGGAACTTTGAATAAATTATTATTTCCAGTAAAAGTTGACAACACAAATACTTATTATAATTGTTTATTACATAAAGACATAGGCTCAACAGATACTCAATTACATTATTATGAGGAAGGAATGGATGCTTTCTTGCCATTAGAAGATGTAAGCGATGCGATAGCTCAAGGAGATGGTCACGCAGTTAAAACTAAATGGAATTTAAAAAGACATATTAAATTTAAACCTGTAGGGGTTGTTGCTAGGAGCTTGCCTAGCGTTGCAAATATAATTGATGGCGATGCGAACCACACTATCTCTGATGGTGTTAATAGCATAGATATGGGAAAAGCAAGCGATGGAGTATCAACTAATATACATAAAGATAATTTATTTAGCTTGCCCTTAGTGTCTGACCCACCTGACATAATAAGCGGAAGCACTAATCATGGATTAAAAGTAGAAGTGCGATGGAACATGACAGGGTTTAAGGGAACAACTGCAAATGATGCAGGTTTATTAGTAAACAGCATTACTATTTATGACCAAAGTCAATATGCAACTGGGAGCATTCCAAACACCGCAAATGTAGGAACTCAATTCGCAACCAACGGAACTTTTAATGGCTCTTTAACTTCAGGCACATCGGTAACAATTGCAGAAGTAACAAGTGCTACAACTGGCTCTGTCACCGCTAATAGTTTTCATACTTATCCATGGGATAATGGATTGTCTATAAGATTTAGAAGAGTCGTTAGTTCATCTACAGATGGAGATGGTTCAGCAACATCCGCTATTTTTGGAACTTTAAATGTAGCAGATGTTAGATTGACTGGTACGTTTAGAATACACGATTATGCTGATAGGGTAAACGAAATCGAAGAGCTTTATTTAGGCGCAGATGGTTTGACCGCTAGTTGGGATAGTGGCGCAATAACTTTAGGGCATGATGCGCATAGGGATTTATTAATTCGACACGCAGGGA